CGCCGTCCAGCACCAATGGGCGTCTACCGCCACCATCCGGTCTATACCGCGTGACCCAAGATTGAATCATTCTCTCTTTATTTTTCTCACTAATGACAGAGGGCGACTTAATTACCAAACCTGGTACTGCGCCATTCTTAAAGAAATTATCTTGAAATTCACGCATACGTGTAAGCTGTGACATGCTTCGTTGAGCTGCCCTTAAACGACTAGTACCACGATAAATACTGTGGAAGCTGTTTTCTTTAATATGAATGATTTCGGTAGGAGTATATCCTATACTTGTTTGGAAAGTATAGCCTTTTACNTAGGTTTTTTCATCCGGCTCAATATCCATATAATGAGCGGGTAAGTGGTAAAGAGAAGATCCGTCAAAGTAGATGAAAATATTTCCATCTAAAATATAGTCGATTATGAGGTTTCGCTTAAAAGTAGAAATATCTTGAAAAGGATTCGGCTCTTTATTCAACAATAAGTCAACACGAGAACGTCTAACACCTTTTACAACCGAATTCAATCCTTGAATTGGTTCACCTACTCGTAACGGAATTTCTGCAGTATCATCTACAATCATATTTACGCCACGATTTACAACTTCTAAATATTCATAATAGGCGGTATAATTACGAATAATTTCCCGTGACCCAATAGGGCCAGAGCCTTCGAGACTTACTACAATCTCTTCTTGCGCGGGATTTAACTTTTCCTGTTTCCAGAAATCATACCAAGCCATATTTTTCTCGTTGTATTTCTACCCAGCGCTTCTGCTTTTCTGCAGTGTGAAGCGGAGGATTTCTTCCGTAAATGGAATGTAGTTTCAGATGATGGTCGTGACATAGGGTGACTGTTTCAGTGTAAAGTTCAGCCCAATTATCATCTATAAATTCGTCTCTCCAGATTATTAAATACTCATCTGTGTAATGGTCTGGACGAAGCTTTTGCTTCTCACTTAACCATTTACGCAGTAAAGGAGCTAGAGTGTGGAAATGGTGAAAGTCTAACTTTATCTTAACGCCGCATATCCGACATTCAGAACCTTTCTCGTACTTCGATTTTGCCCTATCTCGTATGTATTTTACTGGGTCTCTTTTTAATTCTACCATCTAATTTTAATCATTATAGCTATAGGTCAGTTGAAAGTCAAGAATTATTTTTTTCTCGGCTTTAGAATGTTGGAGCGTTCTCTTCAAAACTATAGAGTGCGTATCTCAATGCGTCTGCCATGTGAGAAGCTGAATCATGAACGGGCTTCTCTCGAATCAAGTTGGGATTTGGGTCCCAGCGATATTGGTCTAATGCACGTAAGACCTCCGTACAGCTTGAGTCTACGATAAGACGATCGTTATCAACAAGACTTGCCACATGACCAATCCCGTCAACCACCGATTTCTTGGCGTTGATAGTAGAAATGTCATACTGCTGTGCAAGATCGAATCTTGTCTGGGCTGCGGCTGCGTCGATAAAACAATAGTCGACCTCTCTTCTTTCAATGATTTCACCAAGGAACCCAGCATGTTCCTCTGTCGTGCGTTCTGCCGCATAATACTCTTCCATTAAATAATATTTGTGTCCGTCATATGCGATACAACAAAATGCTGTAGGGTCTTTAAAACCTACGTCAAGCCCCGAGATAATATCGCAGCCTGTAAAATCCATTTCTGATAAGTCTTGTACACACGTATCATAGTTAAGTGTCCAAATCTGCCCTTCAAACACATTAAAGTCTGCTTCGTATTCCTGAGCAAATTCTGCGGTTGACATAGAACGTCGTGCTTCCGCAATATCAGTTTCTGAAGCTCTTGGGTTATCATGCCAAGTTGCTTTAATACTTACCCACTCCTCAAAATCATCGGTGAACCCACGATTAAAAAAGCGACTAAACCAATTATTCCTTCCACGAGGAGTACTAATAAAGAGAGCTTTAGATCCCGGCTTATCGAGTGTTGGCCGGATAGCAACATTAAACGCTGTCTCTCCATCTGCCAATGCGGCCTCATCAAAGAGAACAAAGTCATAGCTCCTCCCTACAACAGAATCAATCTGATTTACAGATCCTAGTCTAACAGTAGACCCATTCGTTAATTCAATTACACGATCTTTTGCGTTATCTCGTGCTACTTCTAAATCAAAATGCTTTATTAAATTGCGTTGTAAATCGAATGAAATGTTAGAAAGATTGTAGTTAGGACTAACAATAAGTACATGACATCCAGGAACGAGGGCGACGCATTGGGCGATAATATTTCCAATATAGGTCTTCCCTTGACGACGACTAAGAGCGCCAACAATGAAACGATACTTATCTGAATTAATAGCATTTATTAAGGCCACCTGAGAAGGAATTGCCTCTATACCTAGCAATTCCAGATATTGTTCAATAGGTACTTTTAGAAACTTACCTGGTACTATATTATCGAGAACTATGTCTCGTCTGCTGACTTCCATTCTTCTTCACACTCGCAAGGGTCACATTCACATTCTTCACACACTAGAGAGGCTTTTCGAAGCTTCTCAAGAGGGCTCCAAGTAGTCTTCTCTACAGGGGCTTCTTTCATTACTGCTTGGTGAATCCCTGCAGCTTTTAGGGCTTCTTCTTCTGTAGCATATTTTGCTGATGAGCCAGCTACTTTCCACATATTACCTTTTTTAAAAATCATAGTACGTTTCCTGATGCCAATAATCCTGCTAAAAAGAGGATAAGGGCTCCGCCTACTGTCCAGACGAGTTTATGAAGTTTATCGATGGATTGCTGCATTTCTTTGTATCGAATACGGCTGTCTTCCGAAGCATTTCTTACTTCATTAAATATGGTTTTCCACCTCTCTTCACAGACTGCTTCGTGGGTACGAAAGTCTGTAAGAAGGTCATTCTGATGTTGGGGCTCCAAGTAGTTTCTCCATTAACTTTCCATAGTTACCTTCGCCGAACGGAGAATTGATTTGCACATTTTGCTGTTTAATATTTGTAGTAGCTTTTGCTTCTTTCGTATGGTCAACAGTTATTTTATGTGCGAGTGCAATTATATCAACTAGGTCTTTACTGGAATACTGATCAGAGTCCCTGGCTTCTTGGAGTTTGTTTTCTATTACTTCATCAAGTAGCTCTGCGAGCCTGAAACGATTGCGATATCCTTGGTCCAAGTAGACCGAATTGATGTAGTCTTTTACGTCACTTTTTTCTAACACTTCGTAAACTTTGTCAGGAGTAACGCCTAGGCTGCTTGCAGCAGTGAGCGCAGACCCCGTGGACAAATATGCATTTGCTACTTCGAGATTTTCTGGTGCCATCTTTACGAGTTTCATGGATTCATTGTATTATGTTGAGACCAAAAAGTCAAGATATTTTTTTAAGAGGGTTCTGTTGGCCAAGGTATGTCTTCAATTGACTGCTCAGTAGTAATTTCAAGAGGAAGATTTCTTAAAGCTTCTCTGTAAGCATACCACTCTAGTTTCTTTTCATTACTAAGAGGACTATCACTTGCTTGGGTCCAATCACATACCGAAAGTTTTAAATTTCTCATCTCTCTAATATGCAGCATGAAATCTTCTCTCTGAAATGACCAAGTATTATCCGGTTGCCAGGACCAGAAAGGTCCTTCAGGAGAAGGAGACTTATCTTTAAGAATTCCCTCGCTTACATATTTGTTTACCAAATCTGAAGCGAGAAGATCCCTATCTACTTTCATTAAATGCAAGTCTTCTGGATGGATAGGATCAACCATATCGGCAAATTTTATTACCTGTTTAATTTCTCCGTGAATATCATAGTATATAAATTGTTTCATACTTCTAAGCTCAAAAAATAATAGGGTTGTGTTCGGGTATAAGTGCTAGTTACGGTAAACTGTCTAATCCCACTTCTTGACCAACTCCAGGTTCCTTGCCCATCACAGTCAAAAGTGGGATAAGTTCTATAACCACTGCTTATACTACTTCGTACTACGTTATAAGGCCGAGTTGATGGTGCGGCAAAAACATAAGATCCGGTTCCTGAAGCTGTAGTAATGGAAACCGCCTGAGAACTTGCAGAATTAATTTTTAAAGGTCTATAGTTTGAAGAGAATACAGGTAATGTATTGGAGCTAAATACTTCTATACCATACTCAGTACCTGGAGTAATAATACTATTTCCTTTAACAAATCTGGCCCAATTTGCTGTCATAGAAAGAGTAGAGGCGTTGCCTATACCTCCTCCGGTTGTTCCTGTGCAGAAAAAGTCTCTATTCGCATACCAGAAAACAATATCATCTGAAGCCACCTCAGCACCTGCGGAACCAAAACTTATAAGATAAGAGTTATCTGATGAGTTTTGTAGTGTGGAACCAGCAACAGTAACAGAACCTGTACTATGAAGAATATAGTTTTGATAACTTTCAGAAATTTGAATTTCTTGTGACGTATTTTTTATATAAATTCCGTAAGCCATTTCAAAACCCTTGATTTACGATAATAAAACTATAACTAGAGGCCCCATTTAGTCGATTGTAAACTGCTACATTTGTGTTTGTTGTCCAATCCATTTCGACAAACTGGCTGGAGCTAAGATCCATTAAAACATCTCCAGAAGTTTTAGTAGGTACTGTTACGTTTTTAGTCTGTAAATTAGTTAAACTGCCTGTAAAATAACTTTTTATAAAACCTAAAGTGTCCGTCGTGTTCATTATAAGATTATTACTAGCATCCCACACACGTGCTCCATATATGGGCGTGTAGGTAAAAACAACACTATTTGTAGCACCTACTGTAGTTGTTATGGGGTTACTTACTGAGTGCCACTGATACGAGGTGAAAGGGCCATAAAAATTACTCGACTGATAACCAATGGAATCAGCCGAAGCTAGTGTAAAGGTAGTTCCATTTACAACGGCTTGAGTAAATCCGCTCACTCTTGCATCTCCTACAAGGTTTATACTGAGAGTGCCTGAATTGTTTGTGAACCAATAAACTGCTCGTACATCGGCACCCCCAAAAGATTGGCTAGCAGCAACGTTAATAGATCCATAAGGACTGCCAAGCGGCGGACCAAAATCATAACCCCAAGCAAATCCACTTACTCCATTTCCTACCGTTATTATTTTAGATTCTGTAGCCATTCTTCTTCTTGCTCTTTTTTAACAATATATTGATTAACTACTTCTCTAGGCTCTGCATCATGTTTGTTTAGAAGACTAACGTAACTCGATCCATCTTTAAAATTTATACGTCCATCATCGTTTATATAATACGTTATCATAAAACCAATTATACTAACATAGAACAAAAATGTCAAGATATTTTTTTCAGAAGGTATAGCGAACTTCAGTCTCAATCTTAGTCTTCGCAGAGCCATCATCTTTAGTCTCTAGTTTACCTTTGACGGTTACATCATCGAACTTGAACTTATATCCGGCTTCATAACTATGACCGTCTGTCATGGACCCAATTTCAAAATAAAAATTATTTTTTGCCTTATATCCGAGGCGTAAGTGATTAGTAGTCTTTGTATGGCTCCACTCTTTCAGCTCGTACTCATTCTTGTACTCAACATAAGGGGAGGCTTTAATGTCTAAACTTAAAAACATAAACACCGACCCTATGAATACCAAGGCTAGAATCGTTTCTTTCCAATTCTTCTTCATGTTATATCTCCAGAGGCTTTGTGAACTTTTTCACCGGAATATTATAACATAGTTTTGTTAAGATTTTATAAAGATTTCTTTAAGAATTAAAAAAGGGGCCGAAGCCCCTTTGTCATTAGAAACGATAGGATAGTTTCGCTTGATAATGTCGCGGCAGTTCAGGAAGAACAACCGTAGTACCAAATAGGTCTGGGAAGTTTGCTCGGAAGTAACGCTCATCTGTAACGTTCTTCGCTGCAACAATGACAGACCAGTCTTCGGCGTCATAGCTCATGCTAAGATTGACCAAGGTGTATGCTGGAAGAGTAACTGCGAAAGACTGACCGGATGCAACCGCGTCTACATCAACTACGCTACCGCTGACAGCAAAGCCGTCACCAAAGTCGTAGGTGCCTGTCACAGACATGATGTTTTCAGGCATACCAGCTCGAACGCCTTTCGAAGGTGCAACATCAATCAAACCACCAACTTGACCGCCCCACAATAGAGTTGGGTCGATTAAAGGCAAATCCGCTTGACCTAGAAACGAGAACTCATTCCCAGCCGCGATGGTTGCCAACATCAGTGCTTGCATGTTGCTATAGCCCATCGTCATCAAGAACTTGTCCGTTACAGCCCAACGCAACTCAAACTCTGTACCATCTGTCTTCACAGCCTGGTTTACAGTGATTGACTGTGCATTGAAGTCTGTGCGCTCCATTTCATAGGAAGACAACGCGAAGTAGAGACGATCGTCTAGAAGACTTCCTTTCACACCGTATTCCATCAGCTCTGACGAACCAAAGGCATTGCCTGTAAATACGT